ATAAGCCGCGTGATTTACACTTGCTGCGAATGCATTTTTAAATGTATTTGCCATAATTTATTATCCTAGTGCTATTGCCAAAGCTGTTGCTGTTGACGACACATCTGCTGTTGTTAAAAGCGTTGTCGTAGTAGCTGTAAAGGTTAACTTATCAGTATTAACTGTTAATACATCATCTGCTGCTGCACCGTTTGTTAAAACTACTGAAGTACCATTAGTAGCTGTATAATCAACACCATTATCAAGTAAAATTCCGTTCAAAAATACCATTAGTTCCCCAACAGTATAAGATATTGTAAAAGTAGTTTGATTACTAGTGCACACAAATTCAGTTACAGAATTAGTATTTACTGTTCCTGTAATTGAGGATACTGCTGAAGCTACTGGTGATGATGACATTTAATTCTCCTTCTTATCCCAATAATCATCTGCAACTGATTTTGCAGACATGGGATCAATTTCGTCTGCGATTATTTCATCTACTGGCTCGCCGTCCAAGTCCCTAACCGCAAATACACAATAGTAAAGTACATCATCAGTTAAAGCTGTAATTTTATGATTATGTTCTTTCCTTATTACAACAAATGTTGGGGCTTTAAATATTTTAGGCTCATAACCCTCTACTTCTACTTCTATCTCACCTTTACTTAAAAGTGTAACGTGGTCAAACTTATGTTTATGTCCTGGGAAGGATTCTCCTGCTTCTTCCATTACATTTTGTCTAACCCAAATATTTCCAAAAAATCCTAATTCTATTGCTTCTTTCAAGGTATCATGCCCACAGGGGTGGAGTTATCAGGAGCCAAATCTTTCCATTTTTTATTTTCTTCATCCCATTCATAAACTCTCCCATCATTAGGATAAGCAGTAGGAGGATCCCATAAATAAGTAGTAGTATTTAAAGTCCAAGAGTCATATGGTTTAGGAGCATAAAATGCATCAGCTTCCTGATCATAGTTCCATCCTATACCTGCATAGTTTTTTCTTAACGGAGTACCCCCTAATTTATGTTGCCCACCAAAAGTATTATAGGATGTTTGTATCCAGTTACCTGGGCTTGTGTCTACGAAAGTATCAAAAAAGTCTGCTTCAGCTACAATAACCTCTACAACCTTTCCATTAACAACTTTAGCAAAATGACTCATGGCGTATAAGTTCCTGAGCTAGTAAATTGTAAGATTGTGTGACTACCAGAAGTAGTCACAGTAGGGCTACCACTAGTTGTACCACTATAAAGAGATGTTAATACTTTAATAATCACTATTCCTGAGCCTCCATTTGTTCCATTATTTGCATCATAAGGATTGTATTGATAGCAAGCTCCGCCACCCCCGCCCCCTAAGTTGACTCCGCCATTAGTAGCTTCTGTATTATTACTACCGCCTAAACCTCCGCCACCTGATCCTCCGGCACCGGTAGTATTACCGAAATATCCGTATAAGCTTCCCCCGCCGCCACCTGCTCGAGTTACTGAGGAGCCTGTAATTGAACTAGCACTTCCATTACCTCCGACACCTGGAGTATACGAGCCACCAGCATTTCCACCTGCCGCACCAGCTCCTCCCCCTCCGCCGCCTGCACGGTTGAAGTTTCCACCATTTTGACTGCCTCCGTAAGTACCACCATTATTTCCTTGTCCGGAAGTTCCTGTACCACCAAGATCAGTTCCACCACCACCTGAGCCCCCATTTTGACCATCATTAGTGGTTTCACTACCGGCATTACTTCCCGAACCGCCACCAATAGCAGTAGTGCCTGCAAAAGAAGAGTTTCCTCCGTTCCCTCCATAAGAAGAAGAACTAGTTGAACCGGCGCCTCCGGCTCCTACAGTGACTGTATATGCAACTCCTTTATCAATACTTGCGGAAGTACTAGCAATATATCCTCCGGCACCACCACCGCCTCCGATGGCTTTTCCACCTGCTCCTCCACCAGCAAGAGTCAAAAATTCTACTGCAACAGTTTCAGTATTCCAAGGAGATGTAGTGTTGTTTGAGTCTCCAATAGTAACCCATCCATAAGTGCTGCCCGTAAATAGTAAAGTTACTGTAATACGTTCATCGTGCAGCTTCTTAGTAACATCCTCCCCATTAATTTTACTACCATTTCTAGCGATAGAAATATTATTGGTATCTGCTGTTCCAGCTACATCTTTTATCTCAACAATATCGCCATTACTTGGAGAAGCGGGGAGAGTAACAGTAAATGCTCCACCTGTAGTATTTACTAAGTATCCATTACCTGCTACGGCTGTAAAATTAGCAGTTTTAACAGTCATATCCCAAGATGTTCCACTTACTGCTTCTGCCCAAGTTAACCCGCCAGTGTTTCCTGATTGAGCAGAAAGAAAATACCCATTAGTAGGAGAGTTACTAACTTGCAATCTAGCCTCATTGACTGCATCATCCGCAATAGCTGCTTGAACCACAGCATCGTCAGCTATAAGTGCTGAAGTAATCGCATCGTCAGCTATAAGTGCTGAAGTAATAGCATCGTCTGCTATAAGTGCTGAAGTAATAGCATCGTCTGCTATAGCCGCGGTTACGACCGCATCATCTGCTATAAGAGCACTTGTGATAGCATCATCTGCAATTTTAGCTGAAGTAATAGCGTCATCCGCTAGATCAGCAGTTACAATAGTACCATCCACAATTTTTGCAGATGTAACCGTATTATCGCCAGGTACTACAGAAGCAGAACCACTTACTAATAGGTTTGTAGGTCTATAAGGAAAAACAAATAGGAAGTTTGCGCTTTCTACATAAACAAGTGGTTGTGAAATTGTAGGTTCAGTAGCTGTTAGTGCACCTGCAGAAGAAGAACTTAAGTAATACCATTGTCCAACTGTAAGACCGTGAGAGGTTAACTCAAATCGTCCTGATTGTGCGACTGTAAAAGTATTACTATCAGCTACTGCAGTAACTACTCCTAGTGCTAAAGTGGAGTTAGAGTTTGCCTGTGCTTTTGTCCAAGCACTACCAGTATGTCTAATACAATCTTTGACAGCAAGACCGTGGCTAGACTGAGTAACGTCAGTAGTTGCGCCACTTGCTGAACCACCACCACCGATTTCAACTATATTGTTAGAATTATCTCTAACATATAGTTTCTTATCGGCTGTATTGATTGCAATTTCGCCTTCCGCAATATCAGAGGTTGTCGGTGCACCCGCAGTAAATTTGCGTTTAGGCTTAATTATCATTGCCATTTACTGTCCCCTATTATGAGTATGTTCCGCCGTCTAAAGTTGTTGACCAAGAAATCGTATCAGATGATGATGTATATAAAAGTATTCCATCATTTGATCCACCGCCGTCTAAGGCTGAAAGTGTATTTGCTGAGTTTGCTACAAGTACCGAACCTTTTGCAGCTGCTGAAAGTCCTGTTCCACCATCTGCAACCGCTAAGTCTGTAATACCTGTTATTGATCCACCTGTAATACTTACACTAGAATCTTCAAGGTGGGCTACAAGACTTGCTATTGCATAGCCTGTACCACTGGTATTTACTGTTGTGGAAGGTTCTGCTTGTAAATTTTTAAATAATCTCCATTTTTGATCAGTAGCGTCCCTAAATAATCCTGAATACTCATCCTGTGATCCGGAATCGTCATATAATCCATAAAATCCAATATCTACTGCATCACTGGAATTATTGCCCGTAGCCATGGATAATAACGAATCCGCAACAGTTATGGTTGTTGAAGATACAGTAGTAGTTGTACCTGATACTGTTAAATTTCCAGAAATTGTTACATTAGTTGGAAATCCAATATTAATTTTATTATCCGATACTGTAGTTTCAATTTCATTTGCAGTACCTTCAAAAGTAAGCGTTTGAGAAGCTAAAGCAACTACATCATTTGAACCGCTGTCCGCTGCTATAGTTAGATTACCTCCTTGGGCTACCCAACTAAGATCGCCTGATCCATTAGTAGATAATAAATAGCCATTAGTAGGTGCTGCAGGTAGTGTATAAGTAACATCACTGGCTAATGCAGCTGCAGAACGAATAAGTGTATGACTGCTTCCATTAGCAGTTAGCTCATAAAGTTTTACTCCACCTTGGTTTTTAATCTTTAATTCATTGATATAAGAATTAGAATCCGTAAGTACTGCACTACTGGCTGTCAGATCCCCAGGGGTATGATCAAGCATGTCCATGAAATGCGATCCACCAATAATCTCTGGAGTATTTCCTCCACCACTCGTATTTCCTATAGCAAGACGCTTTCCATAAGTTCCATTACTACCATAGGCATAAAATAATTCACCCTGTGCAACCGAAGTAGGTTTGCCAGTGCCTGTGGTTCTTTTAATTTGAATTGTTTGAGCCATTTATAACTCCGAATTATCCCTAATAGGATCCTGCGTCTACTGTATCAGAGTCGCCTGCAGCTGCACCCACTATTATGGGAACCCACTGAAAAGTGCCTGTACTTGTTTCTCTATAGACTTTGAATTGTTCATCATCGGTATCATACCATGTGTCCCCTTCCTGTATATTGGAACCAGTTGGAGCCGATGCACCGCGAAAATCTTGATCTGCTAATTGTTGCAAAGCAGTTTGCAAATTACTAGATGTAATAGTATTATAAGGAGTTACAGCAATATTTGCTGCATCCTGAAATTGTGCTGGAAGTGCTAAGTTATTTACAGTAACAAGAGTAGTACTAGTATCATCTAATGTTACTGCAATACTACTATTATTTGTCACAGAAACTGTTGTTACTTCTTCGACTATTTCTACTTTTGTACCTAATGAATCTGGCATTACCTAGTTACCTCTGGATTTATTGTCACGCTCCCTTGTATAAGTCTTTTTACAGTAGCGTCCCCAGAAGTGTGAATTTCTAAATCATATACATACCTACCTGCAGCAATACCTGCAGTGGTGGATGCTTGCATTTCCATTTTCATTGTTCCATTTGTGGCATTAACTACAGATACGGTAAAACTTGCCGTAGCACTAGAAGCAGCATGGGTTGTACGCAGCTGGGCCCTGCCTGAGTAGCCAGTAAGATTTTTAGCCGATCCTCCCTCTGTAATTGTCAAGTCAATGGCAAAGTCGGAGCCTTGGTCGATCACTAAGTCATATGTTGCTGCGGTCATGTATATTTCTCCATGTTGAAATTATATCTCAAAGGACATAAATAGTCAAGTTTTATTTTTAAGGTGGTATTATGTAAAAGGAGGGCCGCTGTACCACTGTACTAGAGAATAACGCATCCCACTTCTTATTGGTTCCACTTGATGCAACAAAAAAGACGGAAAAACTAAAATAGTACCTCTCTTCATACCTCTTTCAGTAATATCTATTTCATTATTTCCCCAACAATCTTTTAGTCTAAATTCACCTCCTGAATAATCATTAGTATTGGATAACTGTACAGTTATAGATAGTTTTCTATATATATCGCTTTTAATACTGCAATCTCTATGCCACTTATAAAAATCGCCTTCACCGTAGGTGGTAAACTGGGTTTGTTCTCTATCATTTATATTAAAATTCCAATTATTTAATTCATTGGTTGTATGTGCGTAATAAAATAAAAGTCTATCTACCCATGAATCTCTAGGAAACCACCCAACTACATTATCCCGAGTAGTAGTATCTACAGTCTTATCGCCGTATACGGTTGCTTTTTCTTGCTCTAGTAGTTGTCCCTCAACTATTATTCTATCGCAAGTTTCCTCATCTAATTCTCCCGACCATATTCCGATCGGACTTTGCTCAACTTGTCTCACTTAGTTATTTCCTATGATAAGTTTCCTAATCTGACGCGTAATGTTGGGCCATCGTATATATCTATTCGGTTATTTCCTCCATCTAGATGGATACGGTTATTTCCGGAAGCGTTGGAAATTGCTAACTGATTTGTATCTATTGAGTTTGCGGTTATTTGATTTGCTCCAATAGTTCCTGATACAACCATATCACCGTCTATAAAAGTGGATTGGTTCCACTGACTTCCATCATAGACATAACTTTTTGCGTCAGAACCATTATATAGTTTAACAACAGCAACATCATGTGTTTGTGGGTCTCTACCTGTCACAGCGTTCCATTCAGTAGTCGTCGGAGCGGCCATAGCTACTCCATTCGCTTTAGTAATTAAAGCAAATGTCGCACCTGAAGCCCCTGCAGGTCCAGTTGCTCCAGTAGGGCCAGTAGAACCAGGGGATCCAGGAGGTCCACCTCCTCCAGTTGGTCCAGTTGGTCCAGTTGGTCCTGTAACACTAAATTGTCCTGCGAACGAGAAGCTTGTTCCATCAAACTTCATATAATTTGTATTATCACCTATATGGACACGTCCTGAACCGTCCATAAAGAAACCTTTTGTAGAGTCTCCATACGCAGTTTTGCTATGACTATAGAATTTTGCCGCAGTATCACTTGCGGAAGTACCCAACTTCATTATACTTCCTACATTTAATTGATTCGTCGTAGTTGTATTTGCTTCTAGTTTAGATGCTGATAAAGTACCGTCAACAATAACGCTACCGTCGAATCTTTTAACAACTTTACTACTCCAATTTTCGTGCTGCACACTACTTGCAGAAGAATTACGATGAGGCCCACTGTATATTCTCGAGGCTGTCTCAAGAACCCCGTTAGTAATTGTTAAAATATCATTAGGTCTTATAAAGTTATCGGAAGTATTTGCCATGACGTGAATCGCTGCTTCCTGTGCATATTGATCAGTTTCACCCTCTGTGGCCGCCCAAGGAGAACCATCTGAGACCCACGCATTATATGTAGATACATCAATCTGATCTGAGCCACTAGCGCCAATATCGACTGTGATTTCTTCACTTTCTCGGGTGATTCTTTGTCGACCCAAAGTAATAGTACCTTTTTGCATTACTTTATTACTATCATTTCTATTAATAATAGAGTAGTCAATTTCTGCAGTTTCATCACTCTCTGTTGGGTCAAGAATATCTGCAGCATTATTTATTGTAATAACTCCGGTTGCTGATATTACTACTTGTCCATATGTAGAAACCCCGTTAGATAGTGATAAAGTGCCTGATGCCGCAAGACCCCCTCTAGTCGCAGTTATTAATATACCATAATAAGGATCTCCATTACCATCTACAGTTCCTGTTGTTGCATATGTTAAATCAGTACCGTCATATACAACTATAAATTTACAGGTAAAATCATTCGAAATAGTATCACCAGTATTAATGAATAAATGGTTGTCATTGGTTGGTGTTGCAACAAAAGCAGCCTCCGGAGGTATAGCTGCAACCAGTTCGGGAGCACTCCAATTAAAAGTGCCTCCGCTTTCAGTTATATTAACAGCAGCGTCTGAAGATGAAATTACTACAAAAACTCTTTGAAGTTGTGTATTTGAAGTTGCACCAAACCCTGCAGCATCACTGCTTGTCCACCATCCAGTAGCTGTACCATTTGCTTGAATAACTTGCCCGCTAGTAATAGCTCCAGAGCCTCCAGAGGGTATACTAAGATCTCCCATTGTCGCATCCGCTAGACTACATTGTATTGTAGGGATATCAAATACTGTTAATGCATTGGTACCTACAGTTTCACTATAAGGGAAGACTTTGAATAGTTCTGCAGTATGAGTTTTGGTATCTTTTAGCTCATTATAAATTGCTGTGCCGGTTATTCCTGTTCCTGGATTATTTCCACTTGCAGGGAACCACGCTGAACTTACTCCATTTCTTACATGTTTAATCCAAAAATACCTAGTTGTATCTGCAGTAATAGTAGGGAAAGCAACAAGAACACTATCTTCCTTGCCTGCTATTGTGACTTTTTCGGTGCCTCCTGTTCCGGCAGTATAATCACTGTTATCATTCATATGGATTTCTGTAGTCCATACAACTGGTTTTTTTGCTTTTCCAGGTTTTCCAAAGTTTAGGGAATTAGTCCATGATACTTCTACAGCATTATCTACATTAGTGCTTGCTGTTAAGGCGGTAGGAGCAACAGGTTTTGGACCCTCTGGATCTGGACCCGGGCCCGGACCCCCATCATCATCTTGCCCAAATTTCTTTTTCTTTGCATCTATTTTATAAGCATCGTCCTCGTGCTCATCTGCCGTTATCTGTACTAAACAATCTGGATCTATACGAACATTACTAACTCGGAAAGTTTTATCTACCCATCCGAATCTTTCGTAGGTGATCAAAACTATAGACCCTGCTAATATTAAAGCACCTTTTGGGTGCATTTTAAAATTAACTTTTCTAGAGAACCTAGATTGTATCAAATACTGTTCTGCGTTAATTCTTGCATTATAGTAATTAGTAACAAAAGGAGTTTTTACATCTTTCTTTTTAGGTATTCCTCTATCTTCTTTTAAGTAAATAGAATTAAAAAATGTTACACTACGAGTATCATATCGTACTTTAGGATCAGGAATAGCAACACTTACACTATTTGCACTACCTTTAAGACCTGCATCATCAAGACTTATTGCACCAACAATATCATCTTGATTTATTCTACGAGGTTCAGTATATGCAGTACTATGTAACGTTACTGTGGACGGGATGACTGGAGTAGCCTGTTCTATATCTAACTCATACTTACCATTAGCATATCTTAATATACCATTAAAGTGCTCTAACATTGAGTTTACGTTATCAAATACAGGTGTTTCCGTACGAATTACTGCATTAGTCTGGTGTCTAGTAACCTCTCGTTGGTTGTGCTCTTGCCAACCTAAGTATCTCCAATAGATGACATCATCCGCATCATAAAGAGAGTATCCATTAGTAGAAAAGTCATCATTATTAGAATCATATTTTTTAACAACGGGATTGTAATCCCAAGAAGATTCTCTAAGAGTTGCGCCACCGCTTCCACCAATAAATACATTGGCAGTTGTACTTGTACCTACTTTCTTAATAGGTAAAGTAGTTTGATTAGCAGTATTACTAACAGGCTCTGTTATTGTATTATTAGCAGGAACTAAAAATAGTTTTATTACATCACCTATCTTGTGATATATGTAGTTTCCTATTTCATAAGTTTTCCAATCAAACCATTTATGAGCAATTTTTCCTATACAATCAGTAAATATTACTTGCTTGTACGCAACGCTATTATAGGTTATAGAAGTTACTTCTTTTATGGTTCCTTGCCATTGAAAATACTCAATACCCCCACTTGTACTAGTAGCTGACCATTTTTCATTTACAGCATATGTACCATCTGCTAGTATTAATGTAATGTCTGATCTAGTATCACAAGCACGAGCGGTTTGTTGAAAAGTAGATAACTTAATATCTTTAGTTAAGTCTAACCCTCTTCCATATCTTTCGCTTTGTATATAATCCAATAACTGCAAAGCTGGGTTAATAGAGACTTTCTTATCTCCCATCGGCAAAATTTCAAATGTAGTTGCAGGTACTCCTGCAGGTAGATCTGCGGGAGCTAATGGAATGAAATCAAATGGAGTGGGCTCAACAACAGTAGAACCAGCATTATTTGATTTATAAACAGTAATGCTAGAACCAGCACCAAAACTACAGGCTTGATTCAACGTTAGTGTTTTAGTAGTTGTATTTACGCCTGTAATTTGAGTACCATTAGGTATTGAAGTAGCATATTGCTCACCTGAGATAACTAATTTAACAGAATTAGAAGGAGTAGGTATGTTAGTAACATTATTCAGTACTACCGTAGTAGAGTTTACCGTATACGCAGGAACAGTATAAGTACCTATAGATTGTGAATTACTTTCAATAGGACTTAAACTACCTGTATAAACTATTTTTGTACTACCATCGTACCCGATTATTTCTCTGGTTTGAGTTTTAACACTTCCATCTGGATTTGATTGTGTAACTTTTATTATTTGACCTTTATAGAAGTCATCTGTAGTTTGAGAACCTCCTATATAACAAGCATTACTAATAAGTAGATGAGTAATCTTATCCATATCTGTAGTAGTGTTTCCAGCACCAGAAATTACTTCAGAGCCAGAACCACCAGTTACATTAGGGTTATCTCCTCCACTGTCTAACTGTAATTGTGCTAATGTATTTAGTAGGTCATCTGCTGTGAGCGTTGTGCCAAATATTTGAAATACAACAGTAGTACCGGCTAAACCGGATAAATAAGTAATCCAATCTCGTAATTCTTGATCCGCAGGAGTAATAGTTATACCATCAGTAGAACTACCTCCAGTGGCAGTGACTGTAGCATTTCCATCACTTGAATTAGTAGTTACGGCTTTTCGTAGGGTTTTAGTTACTGTACCTGTTGCAGATTTATGATCCCAGGTAACCATTTTATAATGATTAGCATGGTCATAGTCTACTCCATCTAGAACCATACGGAATTCAGTAGTTCCTGCTATTGTGATTGGATCTTGACTAAAACGGTATTTCCAGATTTCTTCTTCTCTGGCATTAATGTATTTATAGGAGTCTACAATTTGAACGTTTTGTGCTAATGCAGTACCATCCGTCTTATAAAAATCAACAGTAGAGCCAATAGGATAAAGGGCTCTCTTAGTAGCATCATAAGCAGTACCAGGTTCCGCTCTATAGGAGTAGTCATAGTTGTATTGCTCTATTTCCTTTCCTCGCATAACAAAATCTAGCGTAGGGATAGTAACATCTCCTTCTGCTATTTCATACTCTGCTACCACATATGCAGTATCTAATAATCTATGATTAGCACTCCAGTAGTTCTCTTTATAATCTAAATCTCCTTGTAATTTGAATCCATTATTAACATTGGCTTTTCCCGCCTCCGCAATAGTAGTGATTAAATCATCAGAGCGTTGGTGTGAGCGTCCTGCATGAAAAATTAGTTTAGATTTAATTGGATATTGTAAAAGAGTTTGCTTTTCATGAGTCACTCCGGCATCAGAATTAGGGTTTTCTATAGGGGCATTATTAACTCCGAATCTTCGACCATTAATACGACCTATCCCTGTTTGTCCATATATAGACCAACTACCCATGTTTAAAAAGTCAGAGTTGGATTGTTGACGACTAGAAGATGCCGAAGAACTAAGAGTATCTCCTCTATCCATTCTTCCCTCACAAATTACATCAATAGTTTCATCACCTGTCTGGGTTGCTCTAGTATCAGAATCATTTTTATCTACACAAATACGTGATTGATCATCCACATAAATATCATAAATACCACTTACTTCACCCTCACATATTGCATATATTACATAAATCATTGCGGCATCATTATACTTAGAATCAGCAAAGACAGGAATACTATCAACTCTATTAACACCGTATATTACAGGAAGGGCTTTGGCTTCTAAATTTAATCGTAAATCAACATCTCTATCAACCTCAACTTGGTATTCGACCATCTTTTTCTTTAAGCCAAATAAACCAGAACTCTTCATCTTGTACCTAGTTTCCATGACTTGATAAATAGCAATTATATTAATTGCTTGTTCACCATGCATAAATCCTAAATCCCCAGCGTACTCATGTCTGTGTAATGCATTAGCATCTGGTTCGCCATTTGTACCTAAAGCTCTGTGTTCAGCATCTGAAGTGACTCGACCACTTACCCTGACGAAGTCTCCCCAATGACTTGTTAACGACCATGTTACTGTAGAATTTTTAGTGGGATCTTCTGAAAGTTTTACTTTCGCTATTATACCTTTGAAAACTAAGTAAGGTCCTGAGGTTGCACTATTCCCAATTAATTCTCCAGTATTGGGATTAATATGTGCTTTATAAATGAATACTTCCCTATTAATATATCCTGCGTAAGTGGAATCAGTGGGATCATTAAGAATAGCAGATATCTCATCAGTATCAAGATCTATTGTAATGTTTCCTTGATCATTGGAAATGGTAGTAGAGGGTTTTTCATTTGCTACAATCGTACAATGGGCGGTTCTGTTATTATTAGTAAATCTGTCAATAGTTAGGTCAACATTATGCCATGTATTAGTAGTGGTACTATGGGAGACTTTGATTTTGTCTCCTTCAGAAAAGCCTCTCTCATCCCAAGGATCATTCGCATCTACCATTTCTATAGTAGCAGTATACGGATAACTACTACCAGCAGGGGTTAAAGTTACTCGATCACTATTACCTGCTTGAATTGAAGACCCTAAAGCTACTGAAGAAACTCCCAGGCTTAGAGTTGTTGATTTCGCTGCAGTAGTTTCGTTTATACCTCCAACCTTAGTAAGTCTATTAGAGATATACGTCTGGCTACCATTAGAGTTTCCTTGAACATCCGCACTACCATCATCCCATGCTATATCTATAGATGCGTCTGTGATATAAGAGTAATCTGTGGATGATTCTGAAGGTTTTGAGGAGACTGTGCTTATAACACGCTCAAATTTTACTAAATGAGCGTACTCAAAAGAATCCCCCGCGAGGAGGGATGCTTGTACTTTTGTATCTATATCACGTGTACTCATAAATATTCTTCTAGCTGTAACTTGAACTTAAATAAATTATCAGTACCTAAAGAATAAGTACTTACAGCATTTGGTTTAATAACTTTGAATAAAACAGGAGAAAATACAATATCAGCATTATCACTCACTGTTTTTGTTAAGGGAGGATGTATTCCTACTCGTAGAGTTTTTGCGGAAGCAGGTTGTGTACTATGATAGACATAATAAGTTTCAACGTATGTAACCAAATATGTTTTTGTATGATTAGAGTTATTAGAATCTGTTATTGTGAGAGCATCGCCCTCTGCAGGAATATTTGTTGGGATCTTATTTGTATTAGTAACTGTAGCCCCATCAGCATCTGTAAGTACATAACTATTATTTGTATTATTCATATTTAAGTACTGCCGCCCTGCTATATGACTACCATCAACTTGAAAGTTGTTCTTATAGTTATTTGTACTGAAAGCAGAGTTTCTAGGATTCCTGTACTGGGGCAAAGAAACTTTGAAGGGGGTAAGAGGACCTCTTTGCATGTGTAAAAAAGAATTAACGGGCTCAAACTCCTCTCGTGTCATAGGATTATAGTTTATACTGATTTTCCATTTATGTCCTGCTGACGCCCTAGATATAACTCTTTGTGAATTAGTTCTAGTAACCATCATTTCTTGATCAGAAGTGACACTAACGGACGCGAAACCAGGCCCGGGCTGATCTCCAGTACCATCCTCTTTACCCCAATAACTCCTTTTATAAATAGGATCTGGTAATATATCCATAAAAGCCATTATCTTTTCCGCCTGTGTGCTGACCCTTGAGGGCCTCCGTAGGATGAAACCGTGGGTGAAATCATTGAAGTTTCATCTACTGATTCCATAAAATCTTCTCCATATGCATTTGCTGCCGATCTAAGCATTCCTATAATATTTCCTTGTTGACTTTCTAACATTTCTTCAACTCCTGAGGCATCTATAGTATTAATATTAAATACCACATTTGAGGCTGCTCCCATTTCTGCAGTATCGTCGGCAGGAACAATAGTACCTGGACGATCTGGCATAAATAGTTCCGGACCTTGTTCCCCAACTATGTATCCTGCATTTCCTCCGTAAGCCCTATGCTTCTTACCATAGAAAGCGGCTCTAAAGTTTTCCGGTCCGCCTATTCCTTGATCTCCACGGAAATATGCTAGCTCTCCTCGAGCTGATTGTGATTTGGCTAAATCAGTTGATTCCCTTCTCTTACCTACGGCAATACCGGAGGGTCCGGAAGGTTGAGATACACTACCTCCTCCCTGATAGGACGTACCTGCAATAACAGCTAATTGTGCAGCACCTAACGCTCCTACTACTGCCATCTGGGCAGTAGCTAAAGCTGGACCCACGTAAGGGTCTTTAATTCCTGACCATAATCCCATTATTGCTGCTGCAGTATTGGCAATAACTTGAGCCATCTGCATTTTTTTGTTTTGCTCGAAAGCTTTTCTCTTCATTGCTTCTTTTTTCTTTTCGAGCGCGTTTATTTTTGCTAAACTTTCTTTTGACTTGCCATCTCTTTTCTTTTCTGCTTCTATTTCTTTATCAACTCCCGCTATTCGTGCTTTGGAAGCTGCTGCCATTATATTACCAATTTGTCCTATAGTTGTAGCGATGGCACCAGCTATAGCTGCGCCTTTTTCCATACCCTGCGCGCCATCCTTAATAGTGATAGCTGCTTCCATCCAGGCATCACCTATTGCATAAGCTCCTTCTGTTGCTGCTGCTATTAGCTCCCCTTCAGGTCCTAACTGCTTTAGCTGCTCCATAGTATCGCTTGTTAATGCTTTCAACCCCTCTAACTGGGATCTAGAATCTGTTAACTTGGCCATGGATTTTTGATCGTCAGTGGCATCGTCAGGCAGTGCGGAAGTAGCTGCACTAAATGCACCCGATGCCGCCTGCTCACTAAATTTTAGTGCTTTTTGTCCCTGATTTGATGCCCCACCCATTTCTGTAAGAGCTTTATCTTTTAAACCTGCACCCGCTGATTTGGCAGTAATATCTGCGGTCTCTAATGCTAGATCTCTTTCTTTTTCTGCTGCTTGCACTTTCATCATGCCCATTGCTTCCACAATATCTCTCTGTGTTGTGAGCGCGTCAATTTGCCCCTGACTAAGGGTTTTGTCCTGCAGTTGGAACTCAATTTTTGCAAGTAAAAGTTCTTGTTCTAGGGTTATTATAGCTACCTTAATACCGAATTCGGCTTCCGCCAGTGATCTAGCTGCCTCTCGATCTTCTTTAATATTTTTTGCATCTTGTGCTACAGTTGTTTCCCACTTTCCTGTTTTGATAAGGGTTTCAGTCATTTGCTTATTCATGCGTCGGGCTTTATCAAGCTTATCATCAAGCTTTATACTTTTTAAACTAGCATTTAATAGTTGAATTTGGTTTTTAGCGTTAGCAGTTGCATCTACTACTCTGTTTGCCCCATCAATAAGAGGTTGTAGCGCTGCTCCACCTTGACTTTCAAGGTCTGCTTGACTAATACCATATTTTTGTAACCAGTTACCTGCATCTTTCCAAACTTTAGAAATAACATCAGCTTGTACCCCTTGCTTCTCTAGAGTTGCAACAGATTTATCAATATTCCCGGAAAGTAGTACTAATTCATTTGAAAGACCTTGAAATTTATCTTTTGAGTTTAAACTACTAAAAAATGCTGTTGTTTTCTTACCTTGCTCAATTAGAGCTTTTTCAAAACCCTTTGTTGCGTCAACCATGGCTCCTGTTTCTGTTTTTGCATCCTTTAAAGCTTTATTATATAAGTGAATTATCCTCTCTGAACCTTTTAATACTTTACCATTTACTTTTACTACAGTATTTGACTCTTTAATTTTGTCTATAAATTCTTGTACACCCGAGACCCCCGCTTTCGAAAACATATCTTCAAGAACTTTCTTAGCAGGGCCACCATTATCTATCATGGCTTGTAAAGTATCTCTGAAAGGGCCGGTTGCGTTAGCAATTTTTGTAGCGTCTATTTGCGGATCTAAAACGGAATCTATTGCGTCTCCTGCTGCTGTCATAGGTCCTTGAATAGCAGCGGCGGCGGCCTTCCATATAGCAGAGCTTGTTATCCGCGTTGTCCATGAATCCCACTTTTCACCAGCTGCGTCTAATAGATTTGGGAGACTGCGTAAAAATTCTGCGAATCGTGTAAAATACCCTAAAAGTATACCGAGTATGCCTATATCTGTCTTTTGAAGTTCTGCACTAAATTTTGCGTAGGACTGGGTTACTTCCGTAAGAACTCCATCAGCAACACCCCAAGCCTGTCCAATTTGGTATCCTCTTTCTACGGATTTGGCCTGCTCAGTAGCAGCGACAGCCATTCTATCGTTGGACTTCTGAATAGCTTCTCCTAATTGCTTATATTTTTCAGGCATGGTATCTACAACCGTATTTAACTCCTGTAAAGGTGTTTTTGCTTTATCACTGCTCATAAATAACTTTTTAAACGCAGCTACTAGTAACCCTATAGCAAATACTGCCCAGCCAAGAAACGGGACAAACTTCATAAAAGCCATACCAAATATTCTTACTGCACCGCTAGCAACAAGTAAACCCTTTTTAAGGGCTATATTTGCCTTGCCCATTTTACTAGCACCTTTGGTAAACTTTTCTGTTTTTTCATCGGTACCGTCTATCTCTTCTTTAAATTTCTTAAAACCGTCCGTAGCAATACCTATACTTGCCATTGCTCCGCCTTCCTCTATTGCACTCATGGTTTTTGTTACTTGTCCTTCTGCCCCACCCGCACCAATATCTAAGGCTGTTGTGGCAGACTTCTTACTAGCACCTCTTCTTAGTGCTGCTAACTCTACATAATGTGCTTTTAACTCTATTAACTGTTGCGTCTCTCTTTTATACTCCGCACTAACTACCACCCCTGTTTTCTTAGCGTGTGCTTGTCGTTTTTTAATAGAGGCATTCAAAGACGTAATAGACTTTTCTATATCTTTCGCACTACCTTTGCCAGCCCCTATCTTTCCTTGTAATTGAGAAAAAATAGTATTTTTACCGGCTTTTACCTTAGCCATTTTAATTGCAGCTTCTTCCGTCCTAATAGCTTCTCTAGTTACCTTTTTTAAAGCGGGGGCGGCTTTTTTTGCTTTTTCAGCAACCTCTAATTGCTTTTCTCCCATCTCATGTAAAGCCGGAACCATTTTTTGCAAAACAGTATTTCCAAACAGAATCAAAACTCCTACTAATGCCATGGCATTATTAGATAGTATATTCATGAAAGGAATCACACCTACATTAATGAATTGTAGAATATTCTCTGCTAATTCTTTGAAAGATGCGGCAAGTTTATTAAAAGGATTAGTATCTATATCTTGTACTGCTCCAAATTTTCTCTCGCCCTGCTCTAACGCTGCATTTAGAAACGCTTGCTGTTTCTCCGTCTGTGTTAATTGATTTGCAGTTTTTCCTAAAGTTATGGCGTAATCTGCGGCTGCATCATCTAATCTTATAAAAAGACCTAATTCATCTAAAATTTCTGGCTCTAACTTTGCAGTACCTCGTATAAGCCTGTCTAAAGCATCGCCTAAATCTCTACCAAGAGCAATGGAAGCACCTTTAGCAATTTTTGCCAATCCTTCCATTTCTGCTGTGGACATTCCTGCCGAGAAACCGGCAGAGGCACTTCTCAACGCCTGCTCTGTAGATATGGCACCGTTAGTTATATCTTTTAACCTACTAGCCATTAAATCTGAGGTTCTACCAACAGTATTACCTAGGCGTGCGAAACCCTCTTCTAAAATACCGACTTGAGCCGCATTTTTTAAAGTATTAAAGGCTGCTGTAATTGCAAAAATATGTGCGGCAAGAACCGCATAGGCAGGAACAAGACCGCCAGTTATCGCACCTGCTTGTTTAGAGAATCCCTTAGCTGTAGAAAGACCTGATTGACCAACACCCTTTTCAATTTTATTATTTCTATTTCGGGCTCTATTTAAAGTTTCTGTAGATTTACCAAGTTTATCAGTTGCTTTAGAAGCCTTGTCCGCTTCTTTAGCAACAACTTTTAACCCACCATCATCAGTAAGTTTAACTTTAAAAGTGATTTCATTTGCCACTAGTGTCTTCTCTTCATTTTATCATACTCCCGCTTTAATTGCTCTGCGGATTGTTTGATAGCTCTGGCATCTAGCCACTGTAAAACTTCTAGGAAAAAGTTTTTGTCATTTATTGTATATAATGGCATTAACTCATTTAATAAAATATAGTCTTTTCCTATATAACCAATTTCAGGATATACTCTATCTCCTAATCGTCCAAATATACCTACCGCACTTAGTACGTCTTCTGGAAAATCATTCAATTCTGGGGGTATTTCTTCTACCTCTATCTCTAACCCCATCTGGTCTTGCATATCAAAGTACCGGTCGGGAGTTAAACCAGCATCAAGGTTTTTGAACAGTTCTTCCAGTCTTTCTAGGCACTTCTCCCTTTGGCTTATCACGAAAGTTTTCTAAATCAAAGACTACCTCGTTGAGCCATGTATCGAATTCAGTGGATTGAGATACTAATATTTCCGCATTTTCTCTACTATAGGGCACTTCTTCGCTCTTATCTGTATCTCCTGCATCAATAAGCAGTAAGGTTTCTAAGTGTTCAAGTGATAATCCCTTCCAATTTTTTATTGTACCTTTGGTAAACTCTCTTACAAACTTATCATCGTCTAATACTTCTTCGATTTGTCTGCTTTTTCTATTAAATTTTGAAGTGGTACACTTTTTTCGTATACCTGTTAATTCTTTTCGTGAGAGATTAGCAATCTCTATTGAAAACCCGTCGAGGCCAGCAAAATCTATCCACATTGCCTTACTATCGACTACTAATTGTTTTAATTCCATATCTATCTTTACTCCTAATAAGTTGTATATTCTATTACGCTCGAAAGCGCGGCCGGTTGTGACGTCATGCGCCAATTATATTCGCTTCCAAATACCGCACCCGCCTGGGAACGTAAGGTATACGAACATTTACTAACATTAAACCCTATACCATAGACTACATCAGAGGATATAGTTGCAGTTCCTGTTGCAGTTGAACCACTTCCTCCCATTGTAGGTCCAGCAATAGTAAGAGTAGGATTACTAGTATATCCAGTACCTGGGTTGGTTATTGTTAACCCAGAAACTGAGGCCCCATTTAATGTTGCCGTTACAGTTGCTCCAGATCCACCGCCACCACTAATGGTGACTGCTGGAGCGGAACTATAGCTACCTCCTCCGCTTGTTACGGCTACAGAGGTAACAGTCCCTCCTACATTGTCGCCTAAAGTTAGCGTTAATTCTTTATCTACACCCCAATCTAAAATAGCATCATCTTTTAAGTATTTGGTAATTGTTCCGCCTAACATTCTGGTACCTATTGTATAATTACTTGGATACATTGAGGTGCTTGCACTAGTCGTACTATAAGTACCTTGAAGTGTATTGTACTTATTCCACTCTATATCATTTTGTAACTCTACGGTCAGACTTACTACGTCTGAGGATACATCCTCTCCACCTAGTGTGAGAGTATCTATAGTAGCCAATGTATATGTACTGGCGGTTACGGTGGTATTCTGAAGAGTACCAGGTATCGTTCCAGTATAATTTGATAGCTTAGATGCCTCACCCGATACTGCTAATCTCAGGGGTCTAGATTTATTAATCTCGAAAGTCCCATCTTGAATAACACATTTCTGCAGTTTTAGAACATCTTGCTCGGTTGATATATACAAGTCAAATGATTCGCAATCAATTAATCTATCTACTACGACTTTGTTTCGTACTTCTTTTAATAAAGGTACATTGAAACTAAAATTTGCAGGATTTGCTTCATTTATTACAGACCCTTCAAAACTTGACTGCTCTTGTATAGTTTTTACTTCGTAACTTTTTTCTTTAAATGACTGACTGAAGCTAATTTCGTTCGTATCTAGCTTATACTTATTACTGCCGTAAACGACATATAGGCTTGCTTCTTTTAAAAATCTAAAATTTGCCATTTCAATCCGTCATATGATAAAGGGCTCAAAAGAGCCCTTTCTCTTTACCCTACATATTATATTTCAAAACACCAACAATGTCAAGAATTATTTTTAAGGGGTTATACACCAATGTACTTGAGTGTTATTTCGTCCGCTTCACCTACACCTGTGCCCAGTCCATGGAAGTTGGTTTCTAGTGAAATTACATCTTCTACAGAGTGGCTTGGTATCTCCAAGTGTGCAGTGGGTAATTCAATAGTAAACCTAGGCTTAGTTGAATCTGTTCCACCGACTTGCAAAGTTATTGCAAACTTGTTAATAACTGTGTTAACGTCAGATACTAGATCTGCGAACAAGTCACGACTTCGGTTAGTAGCAGCATCTGAACTTGCTAAGTAGCAAGTAGCGCTTCCAGTAACTGTACGAGTACCTACAACGTGCTCGATTGGCTGGTTAACCTTACCGAGTTCTTCCGGTGTTAAGTAAGAAATATTGTTACTAATTGTAACATTTCCACCTGTTAGTGCAACGGAATAACTTGTCTCATATGTGTCAGAGTTTCCTGCCGCATTAGTAAACGTTGTATCTGTTTGGAAGGTACTCTCAGGTGCTAGTGTTAACTGAGTTAGTCGGTTACGGATAAAGTTTCCAGTATCTGTAGTTCCTTCGTCTCTAGCTTGAGTCCAGCTTGCTGCCGCATTTGTTGCACTTGTTGACATATAAAACTTATCACTGTCATTAGTGTCAATCCAAATTGCTCCTGCAGCGCTTGGATTTGGAAATGCATCTTGAGCAGTATACTGCCCTGCACCTAAACCTGTTGCTACTTCCTTGATTTGACCCGCCATTCCTGACCAGCTAATTTGTGCAATACCATCTATATCGAATTCAATAGATGCTTCATTCACAACCGCGTTCTCTAATTTATAGAGTAAGCGACCAGCACTTCTATCACTAAATACATAGTATAAGTTAAACGTACCTAATGATGCACGACTTGAATCGTAAAAGTTAATATCTAGATCAGTTGCGTCCGAAGTAAAAGACTCCGAAGTTACAGTTAGAACTAAATTATCATCATTAGCGCCGCCACCAATAAGTTCACTATCAATAGTAATTGTATTACCAGTATCGAACCCGATTCCTCTCTCAGTAACTGTAGGGTCTGCAACACCACTACCATTAACAACTACTGATATTACCGCGTTTGTTCCGCCGGTATTTGAGCCGGAACCAGAAGCTACAGTAGCACCGGTACTAGTTCCTGAGGATGCCGTAGGTACAGCAATAGTATAAGTTCCTGCTGTTCTATCACTATCAGTTTCGCCTGAAGCGATTACAACTTTAGATATAGCACCACCAGTTGACCCATGCTTGAATTTACCAGTAGTTGGCTGATATGTATTTTTACCTGCCATTGCTACCCATAAGGCTTCTTCACATGCGTGCTGATGATTAGCACTGCTATCGGCTACGCCATTATTATACGCTTTTGATCCTGCTGATTTAAAGGGTCGTATATATGAACTAAAAGACCACTCCGCTGCAGATAGAGAGTCAGTAAACATCTTACGTCCTCTACGTGATCTACCTGAAGAGTCTTCCATTTCATTCAACGTAATCTCTGATGAATTTGTTGCTTGGGAGAAACTGAATCCATCAAGCACCGGAATAGACCAAAGATACCCGTCTTTTTCCATGTAGAGCCGCGAATCTCTACTAAAATGTAAATATTCTGCCATAGTTTAATCTCCTATGATCTTGAAAAGACTGGTCGTGAATATTTATTCGTGCCAGAATTTTCTAATAACGAACCTCTATAGTTATTTCGCCAACACCTAAAGGCTCGAGTACACCTTCATCAGTATCAATACTAATTACAGTGATTTGTTGCGTATAGTGGACAGCATTTAGTTTATCCGTATACGCTAATCGTGAGTTATCTTCAACAACGGTTTCGACATCTTCCATTAGCTCATTTAATGCCTCTTGGGCATCCTCATTTTGAACATAACATCTGATGCTTATAGTTAGAAACCTGTCTCTAACACCTGCTGTTCTATAATCTCTTGTTTCGCTACCCGCATTTAAATGTAATGCGGGGAACTCGTCTATTTCATCCCAGAATTTAAGCCTAGGATGTACATTTTCTCCTACATCTGTTAGGAAAGCTCCTTGTCCATTAATTGTCTTTAACTTAGTAACAAGAGCATTAACAATATTGGCTCTCTTTGAAGCATAAGTTCTTGACGTCATTATTGTCTCCTAGTATATAAACGCCCCAATCCAAACTGTGCTACTATTTCTCGTATTGACGCATCAATTAAAGGTCTAGGATCCCTGATTGGGTCCGAGAATCTACTACCACTTGTAGATTCATATACTTGATAAGGCTCTTTTGCATAGGTATATCCAATACTTGGGAAGCCCTGAGGAGTTTGCATTATATCTGTAGCACGTACACTTTGTGCAAATCTACCCGTAACATTTTCTAGTCTAGGAGGCCCCATGTTGTTTGCTACCTGCTGCGGTAATTTTTGATTTAATAATCCTAGAATTGCTGTAATATTTAGTCCTGATCTTTGGGGCTCTTCTTTTTTGGTTGGGGGCATAACCGCTTTTTTAGCCTTTCTTAGAGAAAGAGATCCCCCGCCTAAAACGGAGAGTTTCTCTGGCCGGGTTCTGCCCGCGGTCTTATACTTCATACCTCTAGGATTTGTCTTTTTATCAAATGTAATCTTTGGGTTTAACCCTTTAAATGTATGATTCAACCAAGGTTGCATAGCCGCTGCAAACATCTTATCTCTAACTGAGGGAGACCCTTCCATGGACGCTAACTCTCCGGCTCCCATTTTGTTAAAGAAATCTCGTACTATGTCAAGAACTATACTCTCTCTCTGTCGATCTGTAACTCTATTTGTATATTTATCTTGAAAAGTAATAAAAGGAATAAATTCTGTTTTTACTTTCCCAGTTTTAGGATTAACAATATTTTTATAATCAACAAATACCGATTTTATTTGATTACGCTCTTTAGCGGTAATCTCTCCGGTTTTAAAAGCATTATCAATATGCTTTTTAAATTCTCCTGTCAGCTCTTTAAACTCTTCTTCTGTAACAGACTTACTTAATTTATTAGCTGCCATTGCTTGTTGCATACCAGAAACAGCTATACCACTACCAGCACCGTGTCCTCGGTCAATCCTTTTTAGGATTTCTTTCATCTGCTTTTCGCTAGTTTCTACCAAACCTCTAACTAATTCTTCTTTACACTTACTTAATGCTCCCCAACTACTTATAATAAAGGCTTTTCCATCAATAATTTTCTTATACTCCTTGGGATGGTCTTGTTTTAAATACATACCGGCCTGAGTGTTTTCAAAATCAGTTTTACCACCTTTCCACGTTTGATTATTTCTAAGATAAAAGTCTTGATAATGCTCTGCAATACCTCTAGCCCATTCTAGGTGTTGCTTTTCAAATATATAAGTATTTGTTCGGCTACTAATATGTTTTCTTTCAATAAGCTCTTTTATAGTATCATTTATAAATTCTAAATCTTCTAAGAACAATAGTTGAGGCTTTTGATTAGAAACCCCTTTTCTGGTTGCCTTATTTGTTTCACTATTAAGAAGTTTTAATAGATTTTTAGATAGGTTCTTTCGTACCGTTTTAGTAGACATTAAAAGTTCTTATATAGGTCTAAAACCCTCTTAATGTGGTCTGGGAAAGAGACATTATTGAATTGTCCGCTAGTGGATTGATTCTGTATACTAGCGCCTGCTATTGTTTGTCTAGATTTATGTTCATCTTTTAAGTAGTATGTCAATAAATCAATTACTGCTAATTTTAAGTCACTTGGTGTGGCACTCCATCCGGCAGTATAAACCACTTTAACTGCTCCAACTCCTGTTGGCCAGTTTTTATATCCTGCTGATGTAGTTCTTAGAACACTATCTGTATTAGTTTCTAAGTAGTATTCATGAGCTGCGGTTGTAAGAGTAGTATAAGAACCGCTATAGGAAGTACGCTCCTGAACACTAGTAATTGTATTAACTGGGCTCTCAGTTAGTTGTACAATATGAGTTCCCCAATCAATATTAAGAATTTCTGTTTTTGCCGAAGAATAGTAGTCGACAAAACTATTACCACAATAAGTTTTTACTAATTGACTAACGGATGGAATCAATGCATTTATCCGCAAGTCTTCTTTAGGGGTACTTAAACCCTCTGCATCCTTATAATCATTTAAAGTTATCAAATCTGCCATAAGTCAATTATTAAAAACTTGGGGGAGGGATCTCCTCCCCCTAGTTACTAGAATTACATATGTAACTCTAATTAAGTGTACGATTTACGCGTACTCGATTCTTACTGAAGGCTCGTTTCCTGAACCATCACCTGCAACCAACTCGTTGAATCCGAGTGATTGTGCGGCAACGATTGCAGTACGCTGACCTGCAACTTCGTAATCAGTCTCAATGCTAACTCCCTTCAGACGGGGGATAACATAGTTACGGACATTAACTGCACAAGCAGCAGAAGTTGTTATAGCACCAGTTTCAGCAAGTTGGCTAGCTAGAGCATCGGAAGCGATGACGGGAGATCCGTACATGCTACCAACAGCACCGACTAACTTCATTGCAGTATCTGATCCTACTTCAGAAACATCAGAGAATGCAGCATCACCGATAAGCTCGTAATACTGATCGATTGGTACTATGTATGCGACATCCGCAGGATTAACACCATACTTGCCCATTTCAGATCGAATTGAAAGCAAGTTAGCACCTGTGATGGAATCATCGCCATTAGTAACCGAAGCATCCTTGTCGGCAACTTTTACGGAATCGAGAGCGAGGAATGAACCTCCGCCGTCAGTTCCAGCACCACCTACTATGCCTGCGAAAGAAGAATTACCCACCATAATTGCTGAGTCGATTGCTTTCGCATGTGCGCGTGCAAGAGCTGAAGTGATTATCGGCAGAACGCTGATAACAACTTGCTCGTCGGTGTCGTTGCTGATGAAAGTACCAGAAACTAGTCTGAAAGCTTGGAGCAACACGCGATTAACGTTATAGTTATTATCGGTAGCACTCTTCTCTTCCAACAAGTTAGCAGTGGTCTCTAGACCAGTAGCGTTCCAGTTTGCGTTCTCAGTATCAGGAGCAATTGGTAGTACAGTTGCACCAGAAGCCACTTGAATTTCACGGAAGAGAGGAGCAACTTTCTGCTCAAGTCTTACTTCCTCTTCAAATGCCTGAGAAACACTTACGTCGATACCAGCTGCAGTGGTAGCATCATAAGTTACGCCAGCTTTTTGTAGGATATCCTTAGCATAGCTAGTGTCCCAACCTTTGCGAGTGATTTTTCCAAGTATGTGAGCGGATAGGAAATCCTTGCCAAACTTGGTAACGTCTCCACGTCCACGATTTTCAAAAACACGCTTTGAATCACGCATCTTCTCAATCTCTTCGGCTTTCTCTTTAAGATCAGCCTCGTGCTGCTTTAGCACGTCACTCATTTCAGCGTCTTTCTGAGCTATTTGAGCTTCTACATCTTTTAGAAGTCGCTCTGTACCTGACTCAACGGCAGTTACAACAGCACTTTTAACTTCTTCTTCTTGTCGAGATTTGGCTTCTGCGTCAGCAGTAGCTTTCTCCTCAACTTCTTTTTGTACAGCCTCATCGGCTGCTTTTTGCTCGGCTTGCTTCATTGCAATTTTAGCAGCAGTTTCCTCAGCTAC